CCGGCTATTAGGAAGGGCATCCCCGTGGCAAAGCAGCGAATACGGAAGGGCCTTGCGAACTTAGTCCGCAGATTGAGGAAGAAGGGCATTATACCAAAGTAACAGTCATGGCTATTATCAGATCAAAAGTACTCGGCCTTTATGTGTTGGACACTCTTCAGGGCATTACTAATCCGTTTGTTGTTGGGGTTGGCAGCTCTTTCGATGCAGCCGCTGCTGATGCCGTATCAAATGGCGCGTCGGTAGGCGACAAATTTATTGCTGTTACTACTAATGACACTTATCTAGGCTTTGCTACCATTGGCGGTAGCGCCGGTGCCTACACAGGTACTGAGATTAACGGTGCCTTTAACTTAGCGTTGGCTGCTACGAACACTAGCATGGACATTAGCAACAGTGTTAACGAGATTGTTGCCCGCGATGGACAGGGCGGATCGGAGACTTACATTGTAAGCGGCGCTCAGAGTTGGGGTTTCTCGGCAGATGGATTTTTGACTGACGCAGCTGGAGACAATGCTCACGATATGTGGAGGTCTAGTTCGGGCAGTAAGTATGTCATTGTTCGCTTTGATACTGATGTCACACAAAGCTCCCGTGTCTATGTTGGTCAGGGGCTCATTGAAAGTTTCTCTTTGTCCGGAGGTTTTGATGACAATGTTACTTATTCTGTTACCGTAAATGGATACGGCAAACTTTACTCTTACGTCGGATAATCATGGCTAGTATTCTTAATGCAAATAACCTGGCAGTCTATCACATTGATACTAACAGTGGTGATAAGCCCTTCACTTTTCAAGTTGGCTCTAGCGTAACTTGGACTAGCTCTAGTGACGACGGCAACATTGCCACAGCTATGAGTGGGTCTGCTGATGGCTTCTACCTGATTAAAGACGATAATGGTCAATTCCTGACAGCAGGAACGTATGACGATGGTACTAGCACTTTTACTAGTAGCGGTTTCACCATTCTCGCCGCTGCGACAAGCAGTACACTTGACATCTCAAATGAGATTAACGACGTCGCCCGCGATGCCGGTCAGGGGGGTGTCATTCAAGAAAAGGACAACACCTTTACCGTTAGCGCCGAAGGTCTTATTGAGGCTATCACTACAGACACTGGTCGTACCCTTGTGGACATTGCTAATGATGGTGACTATGTTGTCGTTCGATTCTACTTGGATAGCAACGATGCGTATGTTGGAATTGGCTTGATTGACAGCATTAGCCTTACAGGTACTGTTGACGAAACCGCCACATACAGCGTTTCGTTTGCCGGCGTTGACAGTCTGATCAAAGATTAGCTCATATACACCGGCGGTGGCGGCGGAAGCGGCGGTGGCGGTGGCGGCGGCGGCGTTGTCGAGAACGAATTCCCGTTTGCAACGCCAACTAGTACCGATACCCATAGCATTTCGGATTTGCAGACAGCAAGTGCTCTATCCGTAGAGGATGGGAACGGGCTTGTGTACGCTCTGCCGGATGCAAACGGTTCGCCTGCCGACGAATTCATTTCATTTACTTTGACCGGATCTCATGTCATAGATGGAAACACTGTCGAAGCTAAGTTGTACGCATATCCGGGAATAGGTCAGGCGGTGGCGCTAGTGCAAACTAAGTCTTTCACAGTCAGCGGCTCAGTCGCTAATAGCATCACTTATACTTGGACTGGTTTTAGTACGCCGGTCAACGACCGTCATGTGATTTTTGCTGAGGACAGCAGTGTTGATTTTAATAGCGCGAGAGCCGGTTACTTGGAGACGACGGTTACAGATAGCTCTGGTGAAATTAGTGTAGGCTATATGTTTGGCTACTCGTTCGGTAATTTTAACCAACCTGCTGCTACTGCGTTGCAGCCTAACCTCGATTTCGCGTCGGCTACTACTACTGGTTTGGCTTTGCATGTCCCTCGGGGTTGGGGAAATTTCACGACTAGTACTGGAACCTCTTTGTCTGTTGGTCAAGCTGCCAATCACTCGGCGAGTTGGGGTGACGAGTTTAATATCATTCTTTCCTCGCAGGCCACTAGTGGTGGTAGCCAAAATGTGGTAGAGCTGTTTATTCAGTCGTCTGGTGGTACTAGGACATACTTAGAAATGGCCTTTAATGCACTAACACCTATTTGGGGGGCTACAATTCCTTTTCAGGATAACGCCGAACTTCTGTTTAGGCTGCCCGCATCCGGCACTAATGGGACGTATGACTTCGGTTATAGAATTAAACACGCTGACACAGTTGCAGAAGCAGCAACGCTCTTTACACTTCAGTTTGACATTACCTAATAATGGATAATAATTTCCGGGGAGAGTACTCCTTCAAGGTGGGAACTAAGACCTATCATACTCTGCTGAACCTTAACACTTTGCGTATCATGTGTGCGAAGCAAGGTTTAAAGCTGAGTGACTTAGATAATTTTCTTAGTGCAAATCCTTTCGATAGTGTCCCTAGCATGGTTTACTATGGGATGATTAATTACAACTTGAAGTATGGTAGCAAACAGTCATTCGGTGACTTTGAAAGCTTCTGCGCCAAGGCTCTAGATGAAGACGGTTTGTTTGAGGAAATGTCCGGCTTTGTTACTGAGTCTCTTGGGGGCAATGAGGAGCAAAAAAAAACGGGGAGGACCCGGAGGGTGGCGGAGAAGAAGTAACCTTTTGGTCTCTGTATTCTAGGGGCCTAGACATGGGCCTGACCCCGGATCAGTTTTGGGACTTAACGTTCCGGGAGTTTGCATTGTATTCTAGGGGGCATGAGTATCGCCTGGCGCGTCAGTGGGACATGGCTTCTACAATTTTGGCGCTGCTAGCCAACGTGAATAGCGGCAAGGGTAAGAGGTTTACCCCTTCAGACTTCCACCCGCTACTAGACGTAACTTCAATGGCTCAAAGCAAGGTCACTACCGCCGAAGAGCGGGAGGCTTTGTTCGCAAAGTTAAAGAAGTTCTAATGGCTAGTATATCGGAATTTTCTAGGCTAAGTGCAATCCTAACTATGGATATCACGGGGTTCATGAAGAACGCCGAGATAGCTGAGGCAAAGCTTGTACAGTTTGGTCAGAAAGCCACAAAGGTTGGCTCTACTATTTCAAGAGGATTAGGCCTGGCCTTTGCCTTGGTCGGTGGAGCTGCGGTAAGCACGGCTTCAGAGTTCAACAAGGTTAGCGTTCAGCTTCGCAGTCTTGTCGGAAGGGGCGATTTTAGCAAGCTGTCTAAACAAGCTAGGGAATTAGGCGAGAGCACAGTCTTCACACGTATTGAGATTGTAGAGGCTCAAAAGGAGCTTGCTAAGTTGGGCACCGCGGGAGGAGACATTGAAAAGATTATACCTGCAATTTCATCTTTGGCTGGTGCCTTGGATGAAGACTTGGCGGGGTCGGCATCGGCTGTTAAAGAGGCTCTAAACATTTTCCGCCTTGAAGCTAAAGACTCTCAAAGGGTAACGGACCTATATGCACAGGCAGTGCAGAGTAGTGCCCTTACGATACCGCAATTGAGGGAAGGCCTGAAGAACATTGGACCTATCCTTAAACAACAAAACGTATCGCTAGAGGACTCAGTCGCCCTGCTTGCTTTGCTAGCCAACTCAGCTATCAAGGGCTCTACGGCGGGAACCAAGCTTAGGTCTACATTCAATAAGCTAGCTAAAACGTACAAAGATGGAAACGTTGCCCTAGCCAAGTTCACGGAAGGCAACTTAGAATACTCCGATATTCTAGGCGCATTGAACAGCCGTGCTGCAGTTGTTGGTGCAATCCTTCAAGATCAATCCGGAGACCTAAAAGACTTACAAGTTCTTTTTCAGGGTGCAGCCGGTGCCGCAGGCAGGCTGTCCGATGAGTTTCAAGGCGAACTATTTTTTACTGTTGAACAGCTCAAAAACGCATTTCAAAACCTAGCCATAGAGCTTGGTCAGACCTTGGTTCCTGCGACCGAAATATTAAGAGACGTTTTCGTTGGTCTAGCTAGGGGCTTTGCAGAGCTTAGTCCAGGTACGAAGACTTTGATTGGTACCTTCATTGCTATGACGCCTGTGATTGCGGGCCTGACCTTTGTTGTTGGACAACTGACAATTGCCTTCGCCGCCTTAGCTACAACTAGCGGCCTTATTGTTGTTGGCCTGTTGGCTGCTGCTGCTGCCGCTGCCTACTTTGGTGGAGAAATTTCTCAGGCTGAGAAAGAGGCTGCGAAGATAGCCGGTATCACCGCTGATACGGAGGCATTGCTTTCTGCGGGTGACCCTTCGAATATATTTGCCACGGGTTCGTCGACTAAACTAGTAGAGTTGAAGAGTCAGCTCGCTGCGGTACAGCAACAAATCGAGGATACGACAGAGGCCCAAGACTATTACCTAGCCCTTGGCAAGAGGAATACCGGTTCGGATAACGTGCAGGAACAGGTTCGATCCTTGTCATCTGATTTAAAGGAACTGTATCTAAGAAACAAGGATGCTTTAGTGACCCTTGCGAACGACGTTACACGATTAAATTCTGCGATAGCCGAGCAAGACGAAATAGTAGCGGCTCGGAAAGCTCTGAATCAAATTTTTGCTGACGGAGCAAAACTTGCGGCAGATGCTGAGGATGCAGAGAGGGGAGCTGCGGAAGCTTCAAAAAAGAGGACGACTCTACTCCAACGTGCGGAGGATATGCTCGCTAAAGCACGTAACAGTCAGCTGCCTGAGTACCAAAAAAGGCTAGAAGAGGTAAACCTGCAAATAGACAAGTTAAAGCGAGGTCTTATAGAGGCGGGTGGTACTGGCAATGAGATTAACGGCATTGCAGCGGCCCTCCGAGAAATTGCTCAACTAGATATTGAGGCTGATCGCGCGTCTTTTCTTGAAGACCTCAATGCTCAGTTAGCCGTATTAGCCACGGGCCCCGTGGGTGGCAAACTGCTAGGCGTAACGAATCAAATAAAAGAGTTGGCTGCTGCTGCGGCTGAGTTAGGAATACCGGAATCAGACATAAAGCCTTTATTGAATTTGCTAGAAACCAGGCTGACCGGTCAGGTGTTTGAAGAAATTGAGGACGACAATAACAAGAAGCAGAAGGAGGCTAGGAAGGAGTTTACAAAATTTGTCAGCACAGATTTACAAAATAGGATACAGGACCATCGCGACGCAGTACAACAAATTGTAGCTGACGCCAACCTTAGCGCTAGTGAGCAGCGGGAAATTTATGAGAAGTTAGAAGACGACATTAGGAGTTTTAGAAAGGAGGCGCTAGAGGAAGCTGAAGAGACTACTACTAATCAACTGCGAGTGGTCAGAGATTTTGCTAACGCTATTGGTAATGCATTTTCTAGCGCCATCTCTAATGGAACTAACTTCTTTAAGGAGTTGACTCAGGCTTTTCTACAATTCTTTAGCGCCATCATTGGAAAGCTAGTTGCTTTGGTCACTCTGTATGCCCTGCTCTCCGCTTTTAGTGGTGGAATGACGGCAGCAGGTGCTCCTACTGGTTTAGCTAAGACTGCTCAGTCGCTTATGGGTGACGGTGGTCTAAGTGGTTTTATCTCGGGCGGCTTAGGGTTCCGCTCTACTAGCGGTGGCGGCGGTAGCATGGCGGGGATTGGCAGCCGCATTGATGGGCAGGACATCGTGCTTAGTAATCAGATGAGCGGTAGGCAACTGACAAGAATCGGAGGATAATGGCAACTACATTACGATACTACGCAGAGTGGAAGCAGCCTAACCGTGAGAAGCGGCGGTTTCTGCGCATCTATGATTTTGAGAACACCGCCTTTGGGTGGGGCTTTCTATCCTCCGATCCGCAGAAGATTGTTATTGCTAGCGGGGGCGTAAACCTAAAGTACGAAGGTCGCACAGACAACATATTTGAACCCATAAAAACTAGTAGCTTAGAAGTAAACCTAATCATAGAAAATGATGAGCAGGCAGCCCTTATTAATGCAATAAGGGACACTAGTGAGTTCAACCTTGGTGTCACGTATGGTTACATTCAACCGATTTCCACTCCTGAAGGAGTAATAGATGTTATCCATACAGAGTGGAGGGGTGTTATTGCCCCTCAAAGTGTGCAGGTAGACTACGGAATTGACCCTTATGGTTTGTCCTTTACAGCGGTAGATGGATTGAAACTACTTGCGGAGTATTCTTACAGGCAGCCGGACGGGAGTGAGTACACTGACCACACAACATTGAAGAAGCACCTTAGTAGGTGTTTCCAATATCTGCCTAGCCTCGCGCTTTGGAGTACCAACGAAGAGTTCTACCGCTATATGCCCGATTTGTATCATGACAACCATGATACCAATCCGAGTTCTTATGGTCACGAGCAGGATGTCCTAGCGCATACAGGATGTAACAGCGGTGTCTTTTACCAGGAGCGAGAGCGCGACAATATCTTCAACAATCTTTTTCTTACTAAGCGTAAGACAATGAGTTGTTTAGATGTCATAACCGACATCATGACCGTCCTGCAAATGACCCTAACATTGTCCCGGGGTTCTTGGCATATGTATTCGCACCTCGCGTATGTACAGGACAACGCGTATTGGAATAACTATGGTCGGATTACTAACAAAACTAGCGCACTACCGTCGGGTGTACCGGCTAGTATAGACGGCATCTTGTTACCAGTCCCAGACGATAATGCAGTTCATCAGGATACGGAGTATGACATACTAATCGGTAGCAAGGAAGGCATATTGCCTCCTGCCGCTGGTGTTACATATCGCCATATTAATGGCGGTAGCACGTTGGTTTTTCCTCGTGCTCAAACTCATGTCATTGACACCAACTATGCAGCAACTCTAAACTTTGTTGGACCCCACGGAAACCTAGGTGATTTTTACCCTAACCAATCGGGGCCTATGCTTGGGGGTTTTCCTAAGCAGGACGATGAGATAGAGGCACCTTCGGGAACAGGATTTCGTATGCGCGGCACCTTCAGGATGCGCGTTCGGAACCCTTTTAATCAGTCTTTAAGTGACCCTAATGACCCGGTCTCTCGCTATGACGAAATGATTGGGGCCAAGATTATCTGCTCGATGCAGATCCGCGTTGGCAACTACTACTTGCGGCAGACTATTACGCAGACTGATGATACGGACTTTACAGATGAAACAGATTGGGGCTTAATCTATATTAATGCGGGTGCTGCGGGAACCTATTCTGGTGGCAATAGGCAATACTATCCTATAGCGCATGGTGACGCAGAGTGGGTTCTTGACTCGGCGGCTAGGTTCGAGTTCATGGTTCTGCACCCTGAGTTTACTAGCCCGGTTGTGGAAACGGTAGAGTACGATGACGAGAATGGCATAGTCACTACTTATCCTGTCGGTCTATACCTAAAAAGAGAGGAGGATACAGTCAATAAGTGTAGGTACAGCGATGCGACGTACCAAGAATGGGTGGGCGAGGGGCCCAATCCTATTTTCATTGACTTTTTGGACATGATTGATTTTCAAAACAATCAAATCAATCCTGTTATTGAGACTTTTATTGACTTGCAGTTGCCGGCCCTGCCGGGTGCCGCCGGTGACCAAACGGGGGTCACGATTGACTGTAGTGTCAAGGGGTATACTGCTGAGGGTTTTATTCTTTATGACACTGACGTAGCTGACTGGCCTAGCCCATCAACAAATTACAGCTGGTTAGGAAATGTCTTGGTAGGAGCTCCGGCTTGGAAAGAGTTTGAGTTCTACATTGGTGACGCTAGCCGCGAACAGGACACTGTCTTTAGCGCCGAAGATGACAACCCTACTGGCACTGAAGATTTAGAGCTTGGCGCCACCGTGCTTGGCAGCAGGTATGAGGGGGCACTTGGTCCTATGGGGTATCTGCACGTAGGGCAATACGACGAAGCTTCGGGCGATTGGCTACCCGTTGGCACATATGCGCGGGGGTGGCAATCGTTGCACCTGCCTCAGGATCCTGACAAAGGCATCCTTCAGGTGTGCGCCAATGTAGGCATGAACTTCTATGGTGAAGCTCGCGAACAATACAGCCTGCTGCTGAAGCCTAGGCCCGGAACGGCTATTGACCGCGTCATCACCCCCTACCAGGTGTTTGATTTCTCGCGAGAGAATATGAGGCTTCTAATTCAAACAGTGACTAATGACCTAGAGACAGGCGAAGTCACTTTGACTGGTGTTAAGATTGAGCACGATCCGCGAGGCATTACAGAGGCTGATACTAAGAGGAATGTGGGCCTAGTATCAGGAGGAGGTATGCCACCCCTCCCGGGCGGCGTTGTGCGCTCTCACAGGGTGCTGAACGAGGGCAGGTTCCTCGGTCGAACCTTGAAGCCTGAGCAGATTACAAAGCTAGACTTCATCAATCTGAACAGCACCTCAACGGGCGTTGATACTATCACCGGATTTTCCGGCGGTGGCAGTGGCCTTACCCAAGAGCAGATTGATAAGCTACTTGCCATTGTCATTAACTCCAACGGTGAGATAACAGACTTCACTGTCAATGGCACGGTACTAGACTACACCAATGTAACGGGTGCTGCAGCCGCAAGCACGGTGCTAGCCAACTCCCAGCAGATTCAAGGCATACTTCAGAAGACGGCTAACATCACCATTGACCAGGCAGGAAATGTCACGCAGATTCAAACATTGGCTAACGCAATATCTGCCAATAGCATACTTACTTTTACTTCTAAGCAGTTTATCAGCTCTAGCGACCTTGCTCAGATAGGGACTAACACCACTGATATATCTAGCCTTTCCACCACCGTCGGTGAAGTTACGAGCGTCATCAAAGGTAGCACCGCAGGAACAGGTAAGGGTCTGTATTCCGACACCAATAGCACAACTGAAAGTAGTGTAGTTGTCAATGCCAACCTGATTTCTGCATCAGTTGAGACCGGATCGTCCGGCACGGAGACTTCTACTACCGCACTCCGAATCACCGGAGGCACAACTGCCGGGGATGCTACAGTCAACTTCGACGTTCCTACGGCAGGGATAAGCCACGACGACCTAGATAACAGACCTCCGCTTTACCACGGCATTGGACTTGATGCGGCAGGAACAGGCGGATTTCTGATTGGAACGGGCAGTGTGGATTTCGTAGAGGGCGACCTCTTGTCGTTCACTTACAACAACAACGCTGGAATATACCAGTGCATTTCGGCAACCACGATTAATCGCGCTAGCAACGCAGGCGGGGTATTCACTAATTGGCTAACCATCGTAAATAATTTTACTCACGTAGGGGCGCGTGGCGACTTGAGTTTGGGCAGTCTAGATTCTAGCACCCCATCTGACAATTTCAGCGACAGCCTTGCCACATTCCAATTGACCTGCACCACTAACATCACATTTCAGGCAGGCGGTGCTATTGGGCTTTTCGGCACGGTGTTCTCTACAGGGACAATCAGTGCAGCGGGATTCAGCACCACCGGCACGGGGTCTATTGGAACCCTGGTGGCAAGCAACCTGAATTACCCTACTTCGGATGGGACTAGCGGTCAGGTTATAACTACTGACGGATCGGGCAATCTTTCTTTCTCGACCGTTTCCGGAGGTGGTAGCGGAACCGTCACTAGTGTTGGCATCACCGCTGGTTCAGGGCTTACGGTGTCCGGAAGTCCAATTACTACTTCAGGCTCCATTACGGTTGGTATAGGCTCGGACAGCGTCACGACCGCTATGCTTCAAGACGAAAGCGTTGACGACAATAAGCTCGCGGACAACGCTGTGTCCACGGATAAGATTGCCAACCTCAACGTGACGTCAGCCAAGATGAGTAACACTGGTGTCACGGCAGGCTCTTATACCTCTGCCGACATCACAGTGGACGCCGCTGGTAGGATTACGACAGCGTCTAGTGGTTCGGGCGGAGGCGGAGGATACGGTGGCCCTATTCCACTTACTACCATTTCGGGACGATGGCAGTGGGCAGGTACCGACAGCAATGAGCGGGTTATGACAGGTATGTCGACCTATGGCCCATACAATTGGTATAGTCATAGCACGGAACCGAGCATCAGCACAATCTTAACCTATACCGGGACGGAGGTGGTGGATTCTACTAATGCTATTATGCCCGCTTACTACCATCAATCTTTCGGTGTGCAAATACCAACCACCGACAAGAAAGTGCGCGTTGACTTCGTCTTCCGGATGCAGAATTTCGGGTCGGGAGCTAAGATTGGAATGTCGCTATGGGGCGCTGACTATCCGTCACAAGGCAACGCGGGAAACGTAACCTGGACATTGCGGGGTGAATCAGCAGATGTGACAACCATATCGACAAGCACTATCGGACTGTACACGGGTAGCTTTACTACCAACTCTATAGTTACCGAAGACACACTACTGCCTATGTGGGAA